ATCTGCTATGATTTTAATTGCTGGTATCCACTCTTCATTCTCTACAACATCTTCTAATTCATCATAAGTAAATGGAACACCATTTATATAATACATAAAAACTATTCGCTTATCATTATTTTGCCAATCACTGTACCAACAATAGGTTGAGTCAATAGTATACCTCATAGAGATAACCTCAGTTAATTTATTTAGAAAAGGTATTTCACCAAAAAATTACCCGAATTTTTTTTACCCTATTTTAGAAACTAAAAGCTAATTTTCCTCAGTATATTCTCTCTTAAATCTCTGGAGATCATCATGATCAAACTTAATCTCACCAGTTACTTCCATCAGTTTAACTTGTGCTACTGACTCAACACATGTCCAATATGTTTCTCCACTCACCCCAAAATGATCACAGAAATACTGTGCCATGTCCTCCTGTAAATCTTGAAGGTCTCTTAAAGCGTCTCTCTGTATTTCCATGTGAATGCCTTACACTAAATTAGTATACCACATACTAAAAGGTCTGTCAATTAGCAAAGAAAGAATCATTATTCTTATCCTCACAAAAATCAATTAGACTTTCCAACTCTGCCTTTCTTGTCTCTGCCAAGTTCTTACCATACACCAACGCATATCTCTGAAAATATTGATCTCGAATCTCTTTCTTTAATACATTAGATGTTGTTGCTGCATAATTATCCCTTTCAGTTCTCAGTGCTGCAATCTCATTTATAATAGCAGTTCTTCTTGTAGAATAAAGAACACCAACATATCCTGGATATGCAGTATCATATGAATCACCATTAGTAATTTCACAATCATTACCATCATCATCAGTAGAAGCACTCGCTTGTGCAAAGAAAGTACCAACAGGTTCGGCAAGAGTAGTAGATCCAACTCCAAGATTGGCAGTAGTTATAGTAGTACTACTTCCAGTACCAGATGTCATTGCAGTTCTACCAGTAGGCATACCATTAGAATCCTGTGGCCCCCAAGGATCAATTCCAGTATATGATGTACTCTCTGCATTGTATATGACTCCTCTAAGTTCATCATGACTTACACTAGTTCCAACTGGATCACCCTCACCATCCTTGAGACCACAACCAGTATCACCACCTGCAGCAATAAGAGCAGTAAGAACTTGTAACTCTGCTACCTTTAAATTAACTGCCTGTGTTTTTTCAGCAACTACTTTATCAAACTTTGCTGCTGGTGGAATCATATTATCAATATGTTCTTGAACTGGTTTTTGAACCTTTGGCAACTCTTCTATTGCCTGTTCTTCTATCTTCAGTTCTTCTCTAGCCTTGCCAATAATATCAGTGCCGTATCCTACTGCCATAATTAACCCTCCTTAACATCGTAGTGATATCCAGCAATGGAATACAGATCATTATTGCCTGGATAATCTGCTGGAGTTGATCCTTCATACTCTACATGAAGTTTTTCTCCTATTCTATTTGCCCAGATATGATAACAACAATTAATTGCTGTACCATTTCCAGACTTTATTATTATTCTTCTTCCTCTCTCAATCTTATCTACCATTAGATCCTGTGAAGTAGCAATCTGTGTGAGTTGTACTGTAATACTTGAAGGATCAACAAGTCCATCCCAATATTGTGGTAAGTCAATATGATTTTGGTTTCTTAGGACTCCACGAATATAAATGGCAGACTCTGGACCTTCTACACAAATATGTCTGAGTCTATGATTAGGTTTTTTTGGATGAGGAATATCAAAACCTTTATTTCCTGTACACCTACCCATAACTAAGGGTATTATTGCTGGTCTAGTACATACTAATTTCTGATTGATCTCAATAGATGTTGAGATATTTGGTCCATTAGTAATTTTAGTTCCAGTAAAAATAGATGCTCCAGTACAGGTAAACAAACCAATCTGATTAGTATTACCAAGAAGATTTGTTATACCAACCACCTCTAAAGAAGCAGGTAAAGAAAGTCCCATTGCAGGGCCTATCATAACAGCAGCTCTTGCTGCTCCTACTGCTCCAGGTAGTCCAAAAAAACTTACTCCAGAGTTCGTTATTATACCAGTGTTAACTAGGTTACTAATCGTTGCTGTAGAATTATCAAATAATCCTAACTTTAGTTTACTAAACTGACCTAGTGATTGTCTACTCATTCAATACATCCTCAACTAAAAAGTGCTGCCATCTTCTTGATCTTATCAATGAATCCCAATACAGTTCCAGGTCCAATCTCAAGTTCTGTTCCATCTGATATCTCTACATCAGACATGTGAGAGTATATAGATGTATGTCCACCAATACATTGGAGATCTAATATACCAAGCATAGTAGTTGTCTCTCCTTCTATCTTGATAGTAGGAGACTTCTGGAAGATAGTTTTCTTTGCAGTAAGACTAATCTGTCCTTCACTATCATTAGTGTTTATTATAACATCATTACCTTCCAAAACCAAATTACCACTCTCAGCTTTGATATAAACATCTCCATTCTTTGCTTCTATCATAATACCAACATCTTTCTTCTTAGCATCATGTCCAGAATAAAGTTCAAAGGATTTATTAGATGATACTTTACAATTTCCTTGCCTATAAAAATGAATTCCCTGTTGTAAGTCGGTGTTCAATTGAAACTCTGCTAGTCCATGTGCTTCCGTCTCAACATTAGATGCAATTTCAAATCCTGGTCTTGACATACGAAAATATTCCTTGACCTTATAGTCAACAGCAGAATCTACTATTTGTTGTACTTCTTCCTTACTAATACCTTCTGACATTATTTGTTACTCCTATGATCTTCTGGTGGACAATCGATGACTGTAGTAATTCCAATGAGTGGTACTCTAGTTGCAGAATCATCTACTACAGATTGTACCACATCTAACATAACTGGCACAACCTCTGCACCAAGACCTGTATTACTATTAATAACAAGAATAGGTCTCTTATTAAACTCATATTTAAAGTCAGTTGGTATATAAGCATCAACAATAGATCCATTATTAGTAGTAACACCCACTGGTACAGTAGTAGTTGCTGTTCCAGGATTAACTGGATCAAAGATACTAATAGTATCTCCAGAAGTATATCCAATTCCTGGTCTTATTGGAGATATAGCAGTAACTATACCAACACCTGTTCCTTGCCCACAGTATCCAATACCAGGAGCAGTAATTATAACTCTTACTATAGATCCATTCTCAACAACTGCTTCTGCCTGAGCACCTTTTCCATAATTTGTTCTATCAATAATTGCAACACTAGTTTGACTATCATACCCTAACCCACCATCAATAACTTCTATTGAGAATATTCTAGTGTCTGCTCCAACTACTGTCTTTAATATTGCACCATCACCTTCACCATCAACATATGCAGCTGGTGGAATACATCTACCATATTTAAATCCAATTGGCATTTGTATTATATCATCCTGAGTCTGAGGATTATCCATCTTATTAGTACAAGCATTAAATATACTATTTCCATTTCCAAATAAAGATATACCAGCAATAGCACTCTCTAGAGTTCCTAATCCTCTTGCAGCATCTTGTGCAGAGTCACCACCAGTTAATGAATCAGTTGTAGCAAGAATATCTATTAAACCAGACCCATCAATACTAGTATCTTCAAGTTCTGATGTATCTCCTCCCTTAATTTTCTCTCCAAAACCAATCTTATCAAGTACATTATCAGTAGTTTTCAATGCATTTTTACCAAATTTATCTAAAGAATCTTGAATACCTTTAAAATTACCAATACCATCCAAAGTATCTTCCCAATCATCCGCAGCAACTGCCAGAGTTTTATTAAAAGATGATGCCCATTTACTTGGTTTCTTACACTTCAATTCATCACAACCAATGAAAGCAAAGATTTTAGATGCCAAACTACTTGCCTTACCCAATAGTCCAGTGATTGCTCCTAACCCACCAGTCAACCACTGAAGACCATTCACAATAGGACCAGTCAAGTCTCCGATAAGATCAAATACCTTTGCAAAAATACCATCAACCCATTGTTTAGCAGCACAGAAAGGTCCATTAATAGCATTAGCAATCAAATTCTTGAGCATATTTTTAACAAAGTTCAACATCTTTCCGATTATCTTTTCAAATACACAGAAAAGTATTTGCATTATACCCTTTGCTGCCTTAGTAAATCCTGGTCCAGTAAGCCAATCTGCAGGATTAATTTTCTTCTGAAGACCTTGAAAGATTGAGAATAAAGAAAGAACTTTCTTAAGTATTTTTGATCTTATCCTATTAATAATACCTTTTACAATTGAATTAACTTTCTGTGCAACCTTATTAATCTCATCTGTCATATCCTTGATCTTATTCTCAATAGGATCAACAAATTTATTCAATGAACTCTCAAGTCCATTTGTCATAGTAATAAAATCAGTCAATACCTGTGTCAATTGACCAATTGCAGTATCATTACATGGATCTGGACGATCTTGTGTCTTTGTTGTCTTATGTTCAAACCCTGCTGCAGATGCTGACTGTGTATTAAGTTTCAAATCAGTAGAAGATTCAAATGCATCCTTTGTTGCCTGTGAAAATGTGTTAGAACCATTCTTTGCGGTCTTATCAAGTTGGAATTGATTTAACTCTTGCAAAATATCATAAGTTACATTAACACCTTCAACAGAATCTCCAGGAGATGATAACAATATCCTACTAATCTGCCCATCACTTAAAGATTCAAATACTGATCTATTACTATCACTTATTTTGATTACTAGTCCTTTATCTGGATCTGAATTCTTTTTAACAGATTTAGTATCTACTACTTCTCTTTTAGTATCTGGTATAGATTGTCTAATATTTTTAGGATGCCCAGTAAATGGTTGGAATTGAGAACTCTTTGCTGCTTCTCCTTCTCCAATACTATTTGCTACTGCTGCAGTCCTATGTAATAGTCCCATTATAACTGGTTGCTGTGCCTCATCACCATCCAAGAAAAAACCAATAGCAGTTTCTCCTCCAGTAAGAACTTGACTATCTCCAAGTCCACCTTGACCACTACCAGTTGTAGCATCCATCATTACATGGGCCCAAGGAAGATCCTCTTCAGCTAAATCTTTTGCATCCCAAGGATGATAACCAATAATTCTTACCTTACATCTATGAGACTCTTTTCCCTTTGCAGCAAGAGCACGGTTCTCATTATACCAAACATCAGAATGAGCGACTCTACCTATCCACCAGGTAAAGCCGTCTCTTCCAGCAACAGCAGATTTTAATAGGGACTCATCAATCATTCGTCGTATACTCTACACTCAAATGCATCTGGATGATTCTCACAATAGACTTCAAGATGTTGATCTTCATGTCTTGTATGATAATCATTAATGGTAGCATCATTCTTGTCCACTTGTTCACCCTTATGATATTCATCATAATAAGCATGAGAAGTTTTTAGATCTTCTTCTGTGTACTCTAACATTCCATGATTAATATGTTCCTTATGATCCTTTGGATCTAAGTAAACTTCATGTTCTAAGTCGTGTTTAATAGTCATAAGTAAGTCCTCCTAGTTGTCAGGTCCGTATACACCATAGGAATCTCTCATCAATTTGAGAGACGTTGAATTTTGATTTGCAGTAAAGTGGTGTCTCAATTCTCGAATCAAATAATTACCACTTATTTCTGGATCCATCTCATTTGAATTTCCACCTTGGTTTTTATATGGGAATTCACAGTAGATTACATCACCTACTTTTAATTCAGTATTTAGTGGAACTAAAATATTTATTGCTTGTGTAAACAATAAATTATATCTAGAAAAGGATTTCGCCATATCAGCATCATCCCTTCCTGATGTATCTAGTCCTGCACCTTTCTCCAAGGTTCCATGATCAGATATTCTAAACATAGTTCTAGAAATTGATTCACCAATTTCTGGTACTGGAATCTCATCTTTACCAAGATGTTTACCTTCAATTTGACTCTTTAGGTTGTATTTGTAACCAGAAACTTTATTGGTAATCATATCATAAAAGTAAGTGTAATTAGAATACATTCCAATCCTTAATGACTTTCTCAAGTCAATACTCTTTTCCATGTTCCACTTTATAATCTTAAGAGGTTCTCCTTTGGTAGTACTCTCACTTATTATATCACTAAATGAGTAAGCTTTACCAACTTTCAACGATTCTTTCTTCTCTGATTTTCCTTCTGCAACTTTTAATGAAGAAGTTAATCCATCAATACTTTTAAAATGAAATCCATCTTTGTTTTCATAAAAGAAAAATCCTGCAGTGCCTCTTGCTATTGCATCCTTTCCTTCACCACTTGTACCTTTAGTACTACTATCAGTTGCAGATATTGATTTCGGTCCTAACCATTGTAGTGTGTGGAATGGTTTTTTATAGTTACCAATGAAAGTATAATTGTTTGATGTACGTTCGATACTCTCATCACTATACCTATCAGTTAATAATACATCTTTCAGTATAGATTTAACATGCTCATGAATATTTTTCTTTTCATACTTTCTTACACATCTATTTGTTTCATTGGTTAAAAATTCTCTTGATACTAAATGCAATGTAAATGTTTCTGATAACTTCTCTGCATTAAGATCACTAACTTTATAAACGTACAAAGGATTATCATCATCAAATTCCCACGTACCTCTAGCAGTTTCTAATTCTAATGTAACCTTTTCTCCACCACGTATGGGAATCAAATTAAAAAGACTATTAGTAGACCAGAGTTGAATCTCCATAGTCACTGCTGGTTCTAGAATATTTTCAAAATAATCTATGCCAATAATATTTGGAAGTAAAGAAGTCTCGTTACCACTTAAAGATTCAATTGTTGCACCTGTTATTTGAAGTGCCGTTATTTCTGCTACACTCATTGTGCTAACTTAGTCAGAAGAATATTTGTCCATAAACTATTTAATATCTCACTCTCAGATGGAACAGCAACAACGACACCTCCACCCCCACCAGATACTATAGGTACTGGAATCATTCCACCACCAGTATTTGATTGGACTATTGCTTCATCTGGAATCATAATGACACTGCTATTACCTGAACCAAATAATTGATTACCATTAGACATACTTTCCACATGTTTAAATCCAGTTTGTTGTGTTCTAATTCCAGCCCTTACAGATGGTTCATTTGAACTTTCTGCTGGTGGAACAAACCAATTCCAAAACTTTTTAAACATATTATTATTTTGCTCCTCAATTGTTTTATTAGTTTCTCCTCCCAACCAAGGAGGAGTTACAATTCCCCAAGATTTAGGACCAATATATCCATCACCTTGCTCAGGAGTTGTAATATTTAACCACTTAGGACCAATATACCCATCATTCGCTTCACTACCAATAAAATTTCTAACTCCTTCTGCTGTTATTATAGGTGTTCCCATACCAAATGACATACCAACAGACATTTTTTTAAAATCTGAAACTGAAACACCAAATTTATCTACTGCACTAACAAAAGTATTATTTAACTCTTCACTATCAGTAGTTTGCTGTGTTTGTATATCGGATTGCATTCCTTCTTGCAAATCTTTTGCCTGTTCCTTTTTCTCCGATTCATTAAGTCCAAGAGGTGTACCTTCAAATGCACCAAGATCTCTAGCAATATCTACACCTATTGCAGCCCACCCAACAACAGGTATAGCACTTGCCAATGCTAATGTTCCACCAAGAACATCTCCCTGACTAAATTCATGAGCAGCAAATCCAAGTGCTACTAAAGATCCAAATCCAGGAACAAACCTCGCAGCCTTTGGACCTACCTTCTTTGCTACTTGTTGTGTTACCTTCTTACCTACTTGTTGTGTTACTTTTTTCTTTACTGTACGTTCAACAACTTCCCCACTAACCTTTTTAATTATACCTTTACGAGCTGGTCCTTTAATGATTTGAGGAATTAATTTAGTTGCACTTGTAGTAACTTTCGGTTTAAAAAGTTTCTTTAATAAATGCTTTCCTATAAATGGAGTAGCAATAAGACCACTGGCAAGTGCTAACTTTGCTCCAGTATCTATTCTCTTTAATGTCTGCTCTGGATTTTTAGAATCAATAAGTAACCCAGCCAACATTAAAGCAATACCCTGAAGTGCTGAAGATGTATTGACTGATAAACCTTTTATCTTTTTTTTATCTGGTAACTTATCTTTCTTTCTTTTTAATGCATCATCAGCAGAAGAAATCCATTTCACAAACTTTTTATATTGATCCTTGCGTTCAAACCTATAAGTCTTAACAACATTAACAGAAGGAGTAGTCCTAATTAACTTGGCCTTTTTTAATATTAAATTTTTATTTACTATAGTTGCCATATCTATTACTCAACTATATTGTATATCATTTTACTATTAAGTGTCACAAAATTATCCGATTTACTTGAAGAAAGAAAAGGCATATCAGGAGAAGCACCAGATGATGTTGGTATATTAATATTTCCTCCACCTCCACTATCAGTTTGAGTAGGCATTCCACTATATGGAATTACATTAACGATTGGTTTATTACCACCAACACCTAGATTATCAATTTGTTTTAAATTAATATTTGAATCTCCATTAATAGCAGGTTGATCAACTAAGACCCAATTACCTTGTTCATCTTTCCTTACTTCACCAATAGGAAACTCATAATATAAATGTGAATTCTGTTCAATATGTTTTGCATTACTTTCATTTAAAGATTTAACACCTTGCTCTATCAATATCTTTTCTTCTGCAGAACCAGGTTCAACTTCACTCCAATGTGGAGTTGTAGTCTCATTCTTTTCATTAAAAACTGTATTAGAATTAATTTGTTTTAATGATTCAACTGCAAGTGTAAAACTGTCTATGTGTGAACTAAACTTATCAATACTTCCCGAATCAATTGATGAAGTTGCAGACTGCTTATCACCACCAAACATAAAAGGAAGACCCAATAGACCAAGCATAGCTAACCATTTATTTTTCTTAGCAAAATTAGTTAACTTAGGAACAATACCTTTCGTAGCTTGTGGGGTAGTTTTCTGTATGATTCTTTTTCCAAGTTGAGTTGTTACCCTTTCTCCTCCTTCTTGTACTACTTTCTTTGTAAGGGCTTTGTTTGCTAAAGCACCTCCACCAACTAATCCACCACCTGTCAATAAATTTCCTAGCAACCCTCCTCCACGAGATTTACCAGCATTCATGGAAAGATTTTTTAATGACTTAGATATCTCATCAATTGCTACAACCAATACCCTAGAAAGTTCAAACACATCTAATAAAGTATTTCTTAATGTTATTACATTCTTTTTAAGTATTTCCTCAGTCTTATCAGATCCAAAGACAGTTAGAAAATTAGAAGTACTTTTTTGTGGGGAAGATATATTTTCAATTATCGATTCTAATCCAGGTTTCCTACCAGTTATAAAATTCTTTGCACTCGAAAAAATACCTCGTGATCTAGGAGCAGTAAATGAAGGAATGATGGAAGCAGATATTGCCATTTAATTATTTTCTTGTTTTGCTTTTAAATTCTCTTCTTCAATATGTTGATTCAAAAGACCGAGATATACTTCTCGTTCCCACGGCATCATGTTTTCAATCTCAGTTAATGAGTATTTATGGTGTTGCATCAAAGAAAAATTAAGTTTATAGTATGACTCAAGATCAATATGAGTCATACTTACCCGAAAAAACTTGCCAGTCCCTCCAGTACAACCTCACTTTCAACTTTAGTCTTAGGATTCTTTACCTTCATAGTGTAAGATAACTTAGGCATTGTCTCGAAGAAGGTTTCAATTTTCTTATACTGCTTGGAACTCAAAGTCTCGACCCATTCAGTAAGTTCTTTCTTTGTACAATCAGCAGCTGCCCATGCATCCTCATGATCATACACCATATCAATACATGATGCTACCATATCGAATGACTGCTCTACAGCAGAAGTTTCTCCATCAGAATTAAAATTCTCTTTAATAAATTCACTGAGTGATGGGTACTTCATCTTAAGGGTAAGTTTTGCATCAAGAGGTATCTCTTGATCATGCTTCTTATCCTTCTTGACTTCTATCTCATCAATATAAATTTTAATAGGAACAGTTGTCTCCTCATCATCAGGACAAGTGACAATCAAATCAAGTGCTTCTCCTACGGATTTACCACGTACATTCAAAAAGATATATTCAATATCAAATGTAGGAAGGTCATCGACCTTGACTCCACGAGTAACAATACATTCTTTTAATGTCGTTTTAATTGCATTAGTAATCTGTTTTACATCCTGACTTTCTAATGCAAGAATTAAAACTTTTTCTTCTTTAACTAGAAACGGTCTGTATTTTATTTTCTTCCCTGATGATGGCAATACCAACTCATAAGTCGGGGTAGTTATTTTAGGTAAAGGCATAATATTTTATTCAGTATTTTATATAGGGAGGTTATTTAGAACGCTCCTCCATAAGGCATCTTCCTTTTCGCCTCTTTAACTGCATTATTAATATCAATTTGTTTCTGACTATTACCATTCCTCACTGTACCTATAACATTATGATAATCAAACTGACTTGCATTTCTTTCTATATCAAGTCTTGATTGACGATCTGTATAATAATCGTTAAAGTCTGCATTCTCATCTGCATAATTAGAATCTGATTCTATTTCTTGACTTAAATCTATATCATCATCCTCAACATCTCCACTCGTTTGAGCATACTCAAAATCTATAGAAGGTGGAAGATATCTATTCACCCTATAGTTTCTATTCTTTCCAGTGTTAGTGGTACTACCATGAGCAGAAGTCTTATTTCCATTACCTTTATGAGTAATGTATCTAGTGTATCCAAATATAACTGTTACTTTAGTAACAGTACTACCATCATAGGTTACTGGTACTGCAGTAACTTGCTTAGGGAATGCATCTATTAACTGATATGATATCATCTGCTGTGCAATCTGGCCAGCTTGCATCTCATTTGGATTCTTCCAAAAATCTCTTTCAAATTTTGTAATTGCTATCGTTCTTTTATATTTTCCAGGATACTTCATCCTATAATAAGAATTATGTTCTACAAATCCTACTTGTGCATTTGAACCACCAATATATTTTCCAGCATTACTATACAATGGATTTATATAATTCATCCACTCTTCAAATAAACGAAGAAGATTATAATTCTTATCAATATAGTAACTTACTTCAAAATCAGGCCATATTCTTCTTGTAGGAGCATACTCCAACATACCTTGATAAGATCCAGGTTGTTCTGTCATATCAAAATTTGCTCCTGGAAGTATAGCTTCCGATGCAAAGAAATCATAACTATAACTACTCGCAGAATACTCATCAAATATACCACATCGTGTCAGATGTCCATCTAAGTTATCAGCATTTCTACTATTTCTATTGAGAAATAATGATACTTTAAATTGACTGCTAAGAGATAAACCCTTATATAAATCCCGTACCGAAGGTAAAGAACCTTGTCCTCCATCAGTACTTCTGGGGTTAGTTATCCTTGCATATAGTGGTGCAATTTGTGCCATCTAAATATTGTTTAAATAGTTATCCTATACTATGTATGTCATATAATGGAAAATATAGGCCAAGATACCCTAAAAAGTATAGAGGAGACCCAACTAACATAGTTTACAGGTCACTTTGGGAAAAGAAATTTATGAATTACTGTGACATCACTGAGTCAGTGAATGAATGGCAGTCAGAAGAATTCTTTATTCCTTATCGTTCTCCTCTTGATAATAGAATGCACAGATACTTTCCTGATTTTTTAATTAAGTATCAAGATAACAATGGTAGACGAAGAATAATGGTTGTAGAAATAAAACCAAAGAAAGAAACTAAGATGCCAGCAACCAACCCAAAGAAAAGATCAAAGTCATGGGCATACTCAGTAAGAACATGGGCAGTTAATCAAGCTAAATGGAAAGCAGCAAGAGAATATTGTAGAGATAGAAACTATGAATTCAAAATTATGACCGAAGATGATCTAGGTATCAAGTAATGGGAAGAAAAACTTTAGCAGAAAGAAGAGCAAGAGATGCTGCACGGAAAGCAGAACTAGCAAATGATACTACCATTGGTGGAAGAATCTTTGAGAGATCTAAATCAATTGCTGGTACAGATTCAGACTGGTTTGCCAATGAATTATATAATGATCTTCTAGATGTAGCAGAGCAAAGGTTCCCAGAAGTAGGTGAGTTATGTTACTTCTCATACTCTGCAGCATTTGGTGACAAGTATCCGTGGTGGGATCGTAGACCACTAGCATACATACTAGAAATAACCAATCAACATATACTTGGTGCTAACTTACACTACTATAGTCCAGACATACGTGCATCCATTGCTGGTTCCCTCATAAATAAAAGAGAGGCACGTTTACCTAAGAAAACAATACATAAGTATTTTATTACTAATATTGATGGTTTGTTTATTATTCCAGAAGATTCAGAAGAGTGGTCCGACATTGCAAAGTTAGTAACAGAAAAGTTTGTTAATAAATATGGTATGGTATCGCCAGATCACGTTTGGGATAGTCCTTAATGACATCAAAAATAGTAAAAGGTAATTTTTTTGGAGAAACTAGTATCGAAGTTACTTTCGCTAGTAATCGATATGATTTGAGGTGGAATCCAACTAATGGAGATATAGAATTAGTACAACAAGGTCCAGTTCTTGATGGAACTCCAATAATATTATTTAAAAATGATACATGGGATCAAACACATGTCTCAAATGCACTTGCTGGTAGTGGTCCTATCGATTTTATTCCCGATGGAATAGCAACAGATATTGGTCAAAAAGCTTATGCACTAGAAATAGCAAACCTAGTATTAAATGCACAAAAAACGAATGGTGGTGGAGTAATTCCACCTTGGATTCAAGAAATAAATTCAGTAGAAAAAGACGAGGATAAAAATTTAATCATAGATAAACTAACAGCAAAAACATTAATAAATGAAGTAAAAATAGGAGATATAGATAATAACCTTGTAACTCCAATGATATGGACAGATCTTAAAAAGACAGACGTTACTCTCAATACAATCAAGGAGTTAATGATAGATGGTCCTCTCAAGTATCCAGTTGATGCAATCTATCACAATAGAAAGACAGGATATAACCAAGACCATGTTCGTATTACACAGTACACATATAAACCACCAAGACCAAACCTTGTAGGATACAAAGATGCGTCTGGAAATGAGCAAAGTGCAATGAGTATTGCAACAGAAGGTGCCAAAAGGTATAGTCCTCTAGAAAAATATCTTGGCATGGTACGACTACCAATGCCAACAGACATCAGTGATTCAAATAATGTTTCATGGGGTCAAGATCAAATGAATAATATCTCTGCTGCACTTACAGCAGCAGTTGGTAATAATTTAGGAAATACTGCAGCTTTTGCTGGTGGTGGTTTGATTTCTAAAGCATTAGGTGGTCCAGATTTAGGTGGTCTTGGTGTTGCTCTGGGAGCACTGCAAGGATCTGGAATAGATAAAAATGCCATTAAGAATCTAGCAACAGGTGGATCACAAGCAGGTCAGACTCTTCGCAGTACTTTGCAATCTAGACTATTATCAATGGCAGGTCAACAAGTTTCTCCTGAAGCAATACTAGCAAGAGGACTTGGAGTTATTCCAAACTCTAATATGGAATTACTATTCAATGCTCCTGCACTAAGAGAATTTGCATTCAGTTGGAAGATGACTCCACGAGATGAGTACGAAGCAAAAAAAGTCAGACATATTATTAGATTCTTTAAACAAGGAATGGCTGCTAG